TGGTAGAGGGGCAACGAGCCGACGACGGACTTGATGCGATCCATGTGCGACTGGGTGGTCAACTCGTCGCGGAACTTTGTGAGCTCCGCGAGCTGGCTCTGGATCTGCATGAGATCGGACCTGGTCTGCTTGGTGACAGGATCCAGGTCTTCGCTCGAATAACTCGCATCGGTAGAACCAACTCCGATCTGCCGTCCGTGCAGTTGAGACGCACGTCTCTGGATCTCCGCGAGGGCGGCTTCGGGGTTGGTGCGCATCAGGGTCTCCATCTGGGAGGCGAACTCGATGGCGCCGGCATGCTGTGCCTTGAGCGCATTCGCTTCCTGGAGACGCTTCTCGGCGGCGGACGCCATCTGCGCGCTCTTGCGCAGGTCCGCCACGGTGGTGTCCATCTCGCGTCCATCCACCTTCAAACGCACCACGGCGTTGTCGGCGGCGTACGGGACGGCGGGCTGTTGGGGTTGTTGCTGGTCGCTCACGGGATCACCTCGTAGCCGGCGGCGGCGGCGCGGCGGTTGGCTTCGTCACGGCCATTGTTCTGGGACGGCAAGCCCATGGGATTGGCCCGCGACTCGCCTTCGATGGCGGCGCGCTTGGGATCCTTCGGGCGGCGCCACAGCCAGCGCTGGTCAACGGAGAAGGAGCCAGGCTTGCCGGCGACCATCGCCACGGGCAGCACAACCTTCTGTCCGTAGTAGCGCAGGCACACTTGGCAGAGGATGTCTTCGTACCAGGCCGACTTGGCGTTCGGCTTGTACGCGCTCTTCCACTCGTCGGGCTGGACGTTGCCGTCCTCGGGATTGCGGGTCAGGTAGATCCCGTGGCTCGGCTGGCCTTCAGGATGCGTGTTCCGGCACTTCACGAAGAAGTGGTAGATCGAGTTCTCCTTGTCCTTCTCCTCGTCGGTGCGGCGGCGCTGCTGCTTGTAGACTTCCTCCAGCAGCACGTCGGCGGCTTCGACTTCCTTCTCGTTGTCCCCGTCGATGGGGAACATGGGCGTCAGCAGATTGGTCGCCTTCTCGACCGCCGCGCGGGACGACGAGAGCTCCTTGAGCTGCGCTCCGATGCTGGCGGCGTCGGCGTGCTCTTCGCGCCGCGCGACCTTGGGCTTGATGATGTTGTTGTCGGTCATGTCAGAATGTCGGTTGTGATGCCTGGCCCTTTTCGCCAGGGGTTCCCTTGATGGCCTCGGCCATCTGCATGGCTTCCATCTGGGCCTGCTGGATGAACATCTGGTGCTTCTTCCAGTGGTCGGTGATCAGCGCCTGCGTCTGGATGGGCAGTCGCTTGAACTCGGGCGTGTACATGTACGCGATGAGCACGGTGGACTCCTTGGCGTGGTCCTCCCACTCCATGACGGGGTAGCCCTCGTCCCCGTACTTGAGCGGATCCTTGATCATCTCCTGGATCTCGCGCTCCTGGTTGCGCTCCGCCTGCAGGGTGCGCTTGATGAACTCGTCGCTGGTGTTGTAGTGCAAGCCCTTGAGGATGAGCGCGCGGGTCTGCTCGTCGAACTGCGGGTTGAACGCGCCGGCCTGCAGCGCGTCGAGCATCTCCTCGCGCGCGGAGCCGAGCGTGTCCGCGACGGACGGGTTGCCCACGATGACGAAGTCGTTGAGCAGGTCGGACCCGTTGAACTCCTCGACGACCCACTCGTTGTCCTCGCCGAGGTAGCGCATGGTGCGCTTGTCGCCGTAGTACATCTTGCCGAGCGCGAGCGCGAGCTTGCCGGCGTCGCGCACGGTGCGCAGCGTGGACTTGGACGGGACGGTCAGCGTGATGAACCGCTCCTCGTTGATGGCGCGCACGGCGCTGCCGGAGCGGAGCTGACCAGGCAGTCCTTCGGCGTTGATCTCGGATTGCGCTGCGGCCTTGTTGAGGTCGGCTTCGCACACGTCCATGAACCGCGCCACGTCGGGCGGGATCTGCGGCGGCGGGCCGTGCTGCACCTTGAACGACGACACCTCGTTGACCTGGTAGATGCGGCCACCGCCCACCGGCATGTTGTCGGTGTCGATGCCGGCTTGGTCGCCGACGTAGGTGTTGGGGAGACCGAACGTCTCCATGAACTTCATCATCGTGGTGCGCGCTTCGTTCAAGTAGAACTGCGGCCCGATGAGATCCTCGACGAGCGACGCGCCCCAGAACCTGCCAGGGTGCGGGCACCAGTCGTCCTTGACGTAGGGGATGTGCGCCCAGCCGGTGCGGTCGGCGGCGTAGGGGTTGTCGAGTCCGCCGGCGCGGTTCAGGTTCAGGATCCTGCCGCCCGCGTACACGACGCGCATGCCCTTGGGGTATTGCTTGCTCGGTCGCTGCCAGAGCTCGACGTATTGCGTGCGCTTGCCGCGCTTGTCCTCAGGCTGCGCCCAATCCACGAGCGACAGGCCGGACCCGTTCGACATGAACGCGATCGCCTCCTCGTAGTTGCGCAGGCCGGCATCCGCCTCCATGGGCTGGATGTCCTTGGGGTCCATGCCGAAGCGTTCGGCGATGCGGTCGATGTCGACGTAGTGCTTCTCCGCGAACCACTGGCAGCCGGCCATCTGCGCGTCGCGGCTGCTCGTATCCTGGAACGCGGCAAACGGCGACAGGACGCTAACTGAGATATCGCCAGGGGGATAGTCCTCGAACAGGCCCATCAACTCCTTCTCCTGCCGGATGGCGGGAGTGAGCATCTGCTCGGGGATGACGCGGCGGGCTTGGTTGTCGGAGAGGTAGAACCGGTCGGGCTCGCCCTTGTAGGGATCCCACTGGATCTTGAGGAAGGAGCTTCCGCACACCGCCTTCCACACGGTGGACATCATCAGGTGCCAATCGAAGTCGGACACCTCGCGGATGTGGGCGAACACGCGCTCGGCAAGCTGCGACAGTTCGCGGTCGCGCGCGGTGCCGGTGGGCGGACGGCAGCGGAACTGCGCGTTGACGGCCAGCACCTTCGCGCAGGCGGCGAGCACGCGCGAGCGGATGAGGTTGACCTTGTAGTGCGTGGCTTCGTCGGGATCGTCGATGCCGGCGTCGAACAGGCGCCCCTGCTCGAAGTAGAAGCGCTGCTTACCGGACCAGAAGGCGACGTTTGTGATCCACGACTCCTCGAGCGCCAACCGTTCGAGTCGGGACTCGTGGAGCCCGACCCGCTTGTCGATCATCTCGATGAGATTGCCTTCGTCGAGCTTCATCCCGCTCCTGCAGGTCTGCGCGGCGTGGAGTAGGCGCGCATCAAGGGCTCGGGATTCACCTTCTCCCGATCGGTGTTCTCCATCGCTCCGGCGATGGCGACGGCCTGGGGCTTCTCCGAAAGCGCGAGCAGGGCTTTGAGCTGGTCGCGGTTCTGCTCGGCCAAGCGCAAGTTGACTCGCACCAACGACCAGCACACGATCGCGACGGGCAGCGCGCACACGAGCGACACCACCACCAGCACTCCGAATTCCCAGCCGTTCAGCATCTCAGTAGCCACGGAACAACTTCCTCTTGGGCTTGGGTTGCGTCAGACGTTTCTCGTACGCAGCCCAGTAGCGTTCCGACTCCGTCTTAGGCACCGACGGCTCCGGACGCAATAGGCCACGTGTCCATGACTGATCGCGAACGGCGAGCGCAATGCCATATGCAATGACCATGTCATCGTGTCCACGGGACTCCATCTCGCCCTTGCCGTTCCAGCGCTGGTCTCGCAATTCGTACAGCAATTCCTCGTCTGGGATGTGGCAGTTGTCGTCGAGGGCGCGCTTGATCCGGTCGATCAGCAGCGGCTTGGTCGTGGAGTTGGTGTGCCAACCGAGGACTTCGGAGACCTGCTTGGAAATCGTGTCCTGGCGTTGCCGCTTGTAGACCTTCTTGTAGCCCTTGTTGATGGCTTCCATGCAGGCGGTGTAGCCGTGGGCAGAGGGGTAGGTCTCGAACGCGAGCAGGGCTTCGTTGAAGTACCACGACAGCCAGGCGCATTTCGGACCCCAGACGTGCGGGTCATCGCGTTCCTTCCAGCGGGCGACGACTTCGCAGGTCTCGCCCTCGATGACGATCGCGACAGCGAAGTCCCCGCGCGCGAGACCGCCTGCGGTGTCGGACGCGCAGACGTACTTCCTGCCTTCCTCGGGATCCTTCCAGATCTGGAGGCCGCCGCGCTGGTAGGGCTCGAACTTGAAGTTCACGACACCTCCACTCGCATGCTGCCCGTGAAGCGGGGCGGCGTCTCGCGCGCCTTCGACAGCAGGTAGTCGATCTTCTCGACGTCGAACACGGGTCGGCCCGTGGACATGAACGCGACCTGCGGGCGCGACGGGTACTCCTGGTTGAACAGCGTGAGGTCGCCGGCGATCTCCTTGTCCTGCAGCTTCTGCCTGCGCCACAGGAGCTGGTCGATGCCGACCGCCACGAGTCCGACGCCGACGCGGCGGCGCTTGGTCTTCTTCTCGACGGGCGCGGTCTTCACCGTGAACGTGCCGTCGTCCTTGAACGCCAGGCGTCGACCGCTGCGTGCGGGCACCTCCTCCCAGCGATCGGTGGGCGAGAACCGCTGGATGGTGGTCTGCTTCATAAGCCAGCGCTCCTCCTCGTCGAGCGAGTTCTCGACGGTCTCGCGCATCTTGTCGGGGATCTGCCGACCGGATCCGTACGTGCGCGTCCAGCGGTACTCGTCGTGCTCCCACCAAGCGAAGAACACGGCGTGCCAAGGATCGTTGCGCTCGAACAGCGGCACGTCGCGCTGCTTCCACGCGCGCCAGAAGTCGTCGCGGAACTTGCCTTGGTCGCCGTTGGCGGTGGACTCGTCGAATCCGTACGTGCCTGGCAGCGTGGGCAGCGACGCCATGACGCCAGCCTGCTTGCGTTCCGCGTCGGGCCAGTGCGCGGTCTCGGACAAGTGGACCATGGTGCGCGTTCCGCCGCGACCAGGCTCGGGCGTCTCGGCGGAGGTGACGTGGATCTCGCCGCGAATGGGTTCGGTCCAGACCAGCGAGCTCGTGGCCTTGGACTTCATCTTGAAGTCCCACGAGACGGGCTCGTTCGTCTGCGGGTTGCGCGTCTTGGTCATGGACGTGCGCGCGGTGTCGGCGATCTGCAGCAGGAGCTTGGAGCGGTCCTTGTTTTCGGCGATGATCAGGCCGCGAAAGTTCTTCTCGCGCAGGAGCTTCTCGAACATGCACGCCTGCACGTAGGTGGAGAATCCCATCTGGCGCGCCTTGAGGATGATGATGCGCACGGGCACGCGCGCCATCTCCATCTGCATGATCCACGACTCCAGGCGTCGCTGCGCGCGGTTGAGCTTGAGCGGGTGGATCTTGCCGGCCTTGTCGCGGATCGGGAAGTAGCGCTCGATCCATTCGCGGCGGGACAGGCGGGTGCGGATCAGCCGCACTCCATCTGGTCCGCGCTCGAACTCGGGCGCCGGCGCGCAGTCTCCGTACACGCCGTGCGTTCGGTCGAACAGGCCCGCGTACAGGTGGTTGTCGCGAACCTGCTGGTCCTCGCTCGACTCCTCGACTCTCTTCTGGAGGGCGGCCAGCTCGGCGGGGTTGGGCGCCTTGAACGGCATCAGACTCCGCCGATTTCGCGCTCGCGTTCCTGCACGAGCTGGTGCTGCCGCTGGATGACGGACGCGATCTTGGCGTCCATCTCCGCGATCTGCTCGACGAGGATGGAGACGGCGTCGTTGAACTGCGCTGTCGCCTGGCGGCGCTCCTCGAGGAGCTTGGCGAGCGTGGACACGTACTGGCTGTCCTTGAGGTTGCGCAGTCGGCTCGAGCGCCGGTTGCGGACGCGCGCCCGTTCCATGTGGACCTTGCACATCTTCCGGCCTTCGAGCGCGGGCTCGGTGCAGGACAGGCAGATGTTGGCGGCGGCCTTCTTGGCGCGGTATTCGCGCATGTAGATGCGCAGCCGCTCGCGCGCGGCCAGTTCTTGGGTCATCTCGGTCATGTGTGGTGTCGGGTGGAGTGAGGCCGACGACTCATCGCCGCCGGCCTCGGCTTCTCCAAGCCCACCTCGCTGGCTCTCGACCGACGAGGTGTTGTCGTTCTAGCGCATGGACTTGGCGCCCTTGCAGCGCCACTTCTTGCGGCTGAGGCTGTTCGGCGAGTTGGGGTCGTTCTTCCAGTCGCCCTTGATCTTCAAGGAGCGAGCGCAGTAGGCGTCGCCTTTGGGCGTGCCAGGGCGGATGTCCGAGCCGGCTTGCCCATAGCGAACCGTCCGCGTACGGCCAGTGGAGGTGGACCTGACCTTCTTGACGAATCGCTTCTTCATGGTTGGGGGATGGGGCGGCGACGCCTACTGCGCATCTCCAGGCTTTGCGGCGCCTGCTTGACTTGCGTACGGGACTTTGTACATTACGCACGGCCTCCAAGCAAGGACTTATTTCATGGCATCGAAGAAGTGGAGTAACATGACAACGCAACTATGGCACAATCCAGAGGTTGCGTCCCTGAACCTAGAAGCTCGAGGGCTGTTCATGGAGCTGGTGGTGTGGCAGCTCGAGCACGGCCACATCCCCGACGACGAGTTGTACTTCGAGCGGCTGTACGGTCGACTGTGCAAGGACTTTCATGGCGCGTGGTCGGCGGTGACGGCGGTGCTCGCCAAGACCGACAAGGGCTTCGTCTCGCCCTTCGTGGCGCAGGCGATGGCGGTCGAGCAATCGGACAGGGAGGGGGCGAAGAAGAGGCAAGCCAGGAAGCGTTCGTCGGAAGTCAGGGAAGTCAGTGGGACTTCCTGTCACGCCGTGTCACGCGTGACATCGCGTGACCTTCCTCCCCCCTCCCCCTCTCCTCTTCTTTCCCCCACACCCCCTATTAACTCCTCTCTCCCCTCCCCCTCTCCATCCTCTCCCGAGGGGGTCGAGCCCAAGGTCTCGACGACTCCCCAGAAGGAATTTCTCGACTGGTGGAGGGCCGAGTGGAAGCGCTCGCGGAACACCGAGTACCTCATCCAAGCCAAGGACGCGATCTGCGTCGCCAAGCTTCTCAAGACCGAGACCGTCGACGAGATGCGCAAGCGGGCGGCGGCGCTGCTTTCCACGCAGGACGCTTGGCTGGCCCGTAGCGCGTCGCTGACCATGCTCCTTGGACAATGGAACCAACTGGCCGGCAAGTCTCCGCAGAACGCAGCACAGCGCGTCACGGTCGGTCAGCCGCCGCGTACGCCCGACGACGACTTGCGCGCGGAATGGTTCAAGTGGCACAGTCGGGTCAACGGCGTGGTGCCGGCGTGGCCTGGCGCTGCGGAAGCCGTCTTGGAGATCGAACGACTGCGGGGGGCTAGGCGGTGAAGGAAGTCGAGTGCAGCAACGAGGTCTGGATCGTGGTCATGGACCACAAGGCGTACGGGCCGTTCGCGACGAAGATCGACGCCTGCGACGCGGCGATCCATCGCTGGGGAAACGACGGACCCTGGGACGCGCTGCTGCTGAACCCGACGCTGTCGGGCACGCTGCCGTTGCCAGTCCCAGGTGCCGTGGTCCGCAAGAAGCCAGACCTACCCAAGCCCAAGTCCTAGGACTTCGGCTCGGCGAGCTTCGCAGCCACGACCGGCTGCAGCTTGGCGGCGGCTTCCTTGACGCCGTACGCGCCCGTGCCGGCCATGATCACTTCCCACGGGATGACCACGCCGATCTTCTCGAGGAGAACCTTGAGCACGGGCAAAAGGATGCTCACCCACCAGGTGGAGGAGCCGACGATCTTGGCGAGGATGGCTTGGATGTTCATGGCAAGTTCAGTTGAGGGGGAGGCGGTTCTTTGGGTTCGATCATCTTGGCCTCGATCATCTTCGAGACCAGCTTCTTCGCCCTCGCCTGCTGCAGCATCTCGATGGCCTTCAGCACGTGCGTGGGCCGTCGCGATGTGCGCAGGATGCGGGTGATGGTGCGCGACACCATGTACTCGGCTTCGGCTTCCGACAACGGAAGTCCGGCGTCGAGCTTCTTCTCGATCTCCGCGATGCGCTCGAGGAATCCCGTGTCGGCGGCGCCGACGTACGAGCTCTGGTCGCCCTGTCCGCCATTGCTGTCAGGTCTCACCCAGATGTGCTTCCTTCCTTCCATGCGCCGCTCGTAGTCCAGCCGAGGGCGAGCCTGCGAATAGCGCATGATCGCGTCCGCGTCGTCGAGCGACATCTTCGGGACGTACGGTTCGTCCGCCGTCAGATCGTCGCCCTTGTCGCCCATCACGCGCCGCGACCGCCGCTCTTCATCGACGACATCATGCCACGCTTGGCGCCCTTCGGCATGCCAGTCTTCTTCGCGGCGGCGCCGGCCTTGGCAGCCGACATCTTCTTGGTGCCGTAGCCCATGCCAACCTTCTTGCCACCGCTCTTGCAGCTCGAACCCTTCATGACTTCTTCCTCGCGCCACCGCGCACGTTCATGGCGCCGGCACCCGCCGGCTTGCCCAGGAACGACTGGCGCGGGGTGTACATCTCCTGCGTCGCGGCCTGGATGCGGCTCTGCGTGCGCTTCTGCTTGTTCTTGCGCAGCGCGCTCCGCACGCGCTCCATGGCTTCGTGCTTCTTCGACTCCCCGCGCTCGCCCTTGCTCATTGCGACGCCTCAGAACTTTCCGCCCATGAAGCCGGACTTTGCGCCGCCGAACGTGCCGCCCTTGGGCGCGGGGCCGATCGACTTCGCCAGAATGCCCGTCTTGGCCGTGGACTGCGGCGGCGCCGGCGGCTTGGACTGGGCCATGTTCACGACGTTCATGGCGCCAGCGGCGGGAGCGTTCATCTCCATTGGCTTGCCAGTGCTCAAGCCGTTCTTCATCGCCTGCATCATGTTGCTCGACATCTTTGGAAACATCATGTTGAACATGTCAGTAGCTTCCCCAGAGCGTGGTCGTGTAGTCCGCGACAAGTTCGGTATACGCCGCGTACTGCTCTGGTGTCAAGGTGAACGAGCCAAGGATGAGGTTGGAGGCGGCGAGCTCGTTGGGGTTGGCGACCAGATCGTAGAACTCGTAGTTCGCGATTCCCGTGCCCGTGTGCGGGGCGACGCCCGCCACCACCGGCCAACCGCCAGTACCGCTGCCAGCCTTGCGGATGATCTTCCACGTGCCGGCCCCCGCCCCCGCCGCGATCGTCTTGACGTAGCAGCGGTCGCCGCTGACGCTGGCATTCAAGTGCGGGATGTTGGGGATGAAGAAGTCGCAGGCGATGCCCGTCCTGGACGTCGTGCCGGTGTCGTTCACGATAACCGGCTTGATGCTGACCGTGTCCCGCGTGCCGGCCCCGCCGAGCGGGTTCGGGGGAGCGGGGATGCGCGGGTCGGCCACGCTTTGCCCAGCAAGCTCGATCACGGTCGAGAACAAGTCGCACGCGCTCACGAGCTGCTCGGACGTTCGGCCAGGCGCTTCCACCATCGCCCCGCCCACGACCAGCGGCACCCTGATCCCCAGATCGTACACGGTCTGCTTCGACCGCCCAGCGGGGAACGGGGGGACGGGGATGTTCACCGCCGCCGTGCCGTTGTCCGACCACACGATCGTGGTCGTCTGCGCCAGCGTCTCCTGCCGCATGTTGGACCGCATGTACCCGAACAGATAGTCCATGGCTTCGACCATGGCGCGGTAGTACGGCACGGACGTGGCGTAGTTGCGGCTCTTGATTAGGTCGGGGAACGTGTCGTCCAGGCTCCACACGTCCGTGCGATACATCTCCGCCGGCGGCCTGTGCATCGGGCCGTGCGGCAGGCTGATCGGCAAGTACAGGAACCACGGCTGCGGCGTGCGCTCGATCCAGCGCAGCGCCTCCTGCACCAGCCACAGCGGCTGGTAGTCCTGCACGAACTCGCGGCTCGTCTCGATGCCGGTCTTGGTCCTGCGCGCCCTGAACAACGGCCAGGCGTAATAGCTCTCCGGCAACTCCATGTTGATCAAGCTGCCCGCGAACTCGTCGAACCCGCAACGGATGGGATGCTCGACTGGGCCGCCAGCGTTGCTGTAGCCGGACAAGTGCCATTTGCCAAAGCACGCCGCCGCGTACCCGTTGTCCGTAACCAGCTTCAACGCACGCGGCAAGCAGACTTCCGCGTCCAGCAACGACTGGTCGCCATCCTGCGCCAGCCCGCCAATCCCCGTCTTGAACCCGTACCGC